CCGCGCGTTGTGGCAGAAATACAGGTAGTTCACCGCGTCCGGCGTCTGGCCCGCGTCCAGCTCCACGCACACATACCAACCCCATTCCCACGTTTTGCTGCCTGTGGACTTGTCCACTTTGCGGGCCGTAATAACCCGCCCGGAAATGCTTTTGCCCTTATAATCAGGCATCAGGATGGTGGTGCTATCTAATCCTTCCTCATCACTGCCGCCGTGCCAGCCCTTGCCGTTGTTTCGGGTATAGCCCCACCGGCTGTACCCGTACCGCACCCGCGTGCGGCCCTTAAAAATAGCCATATATCATGCCTCCTTTATGACACTTTGATTCTTTGTAAATATGTACTCAGTTTTGTGCCATTGTCCACGCACGTTGTGAAGCACACAAAATACAGTCCGGTGAGCTGCGTGGTGTCCAGCGTCACAGAATGCGGTCCTGCTGTGTTAAAACTGATACGGCTACATACGCCGCCCGTCGCCGAGATGGGCTGATATTTATTTTCAAACCTCTGCGTGACACCCATGCTTGCGTATCCACCGCCCCACATCTCGGAGGCGGTAAAAATAGCCGTCAGCCCGGAAATGTGCGTCAAATCTATCTGCTTCACCGTAGACACAAGTACGCCCTGATAGAGCTGTCCATCATAGGGCATGTACGCTTTCATGTTGTCTGCATTGATGGTCAGTTGGCCATTCAGGCCAGATACCGCGCCAGGCGTATTGCCGAACCAATAATCATTGTGAGCCATATAGGTGTCCTTCTGCTGCCAGCCGCCCGTCCACTCGGTGATCTGATCCCCTGCATTGTACAGGTAGTCAGGGATACGCTGCCAGACCACGCGGCCGTTGAACAGTACCCGGGCACGGTCAAGACCGTTAAATCGGACATGCGCACTTTGCGGGATAAGCCGCCCGTTGAATTTCAGCCCCATCACTGCCACCAGATTTCAAGATCGTCGCCATTCATGTTCATGCTGAAGGTCTTGCCGCCGATCTTCAGACTGTTCCCGGCGGTCAGCCCCGAATATGTCCCGCTGGTATTGGCCTTCCCGTTCAGTTTGCTGTCGGTCTCGGATTTGGTATAAGAGCCCACCTGCGCGGCGGTTGTCACATGAGGGTTATTCTTGTCGCCCAGATGTGCGATGAGCGCCGACACCGCCGCGGCCAATTTACCAAAAGCTGTTGCCAGTTTCTCCCGCGGAGTGAGTGCCGCCGGAGTGACTGCGGGCGTGAACTCCGGTGCGACTGCATAGGGTACGTCATCGTCGTCCAGCTCCAGCAACAGGTTTGCGGCCAACGCGCCCCAGGCGTCTCCCTGCTGTTGGACAGTACTGGACACCTCTACGGAAACATCCTCCAGTACAGCCGCGCCTTGCCGGTTGCGGAACGTCAGCCTGGGCTTCCCGTCCGCCTCCTGCACGATCATGTCTTTAAATGTACGCGCCAAATATGCCACCTCCCATAGAAAAGGCCAGTGTCTGCCTCGCGTTTTGTTCTGCCGTCAGGGCTGTGTACAGCCCCAGCAGCGCGCTCTCGATGCGGTTCAGGTCATCATAGTTCCATACGCGACCATTGGCTGCGTATGCCCGCGCCCTCTCCGAGCGGGGTGGACGGAACGTGTTGTCCAGCAGCGCGTCCACATTGTTATCCACGTTGGCAAAGAACTCCACATACGGAAATTCTGCCGGGCCATAGTCTGCCATATCTGCCAGAGGGAACGGCAGATATAGCTGCCGGGCCATGTCCCGCAGATGCAGAATATTACCTCGGATACGGACATAGTCAGGGTCGACCCTGACGGGGTCTGTTTCCTGCCAATCAGTTTTTGGCGTTATCCATGCCATCGCGTTCCCCCCGCTTAAATATCGCTTGCCAGCCGTTCTCCGAGCGTAACGGATAACTGACGCCCGTATACGGCCGGGGCTTTGCTGGTTTCTTTCTGTTTCTCGACCTCTTTATCCTCCCAGTCGCCCACAAGGGCGTATGCGGAAAAATCCTTATGCGCAACTCCGGTCAACTGTTCATCCGGTTCATCCGCCGTCTCGTTGTCTGGGTAATAGATGGTAAAGATTTCAAGGTTGTCGGGGACGATATCCGCCCGGATGGCGTCAAACTGTTCTGCATCCGCCCGGAACGTGAGCTGCACCGTATTGCGCCGGCGGTTGCGCATCATCCCTTCGCCCTCGTTGGGCTGCTCAATTTCATACTTGTGGCCGTTGGCCAATTTGATAAGGCTCATGCCGTTTGCTCCTCTCTGATAGGTATTATTAAGGGTTGCTTCGCGTTGAATCGGATGGCGCGGCGAAGCGTCGCAAGCTCATTATGCACATAGGTATTCCCGGTCACATCTATGGACTTATGGCCGAGGATTTTTGCGATGGAATGGATATCCACACCGTGCCGCCGCAACCATGTGCCATAGGTATGCCTGAGTTGGTGCGACGTCAGAGGCGGGATGGATGGATAAGCCCTGTTGAAGCGTTCCATTTCTCGCTTCAGCCGTGCGCTCCATTTCTCTGGATTCAGGGCGGCCCCATGCTCATGTACCAGGTATGGGCCGGGGCCATACATTTCCAGGCAGCGTTTATATGCCTGTATCGCCACATTCGACAGTGGATTTGTGCGAAAGCTGTCATTCTTCGGTGCTCGTTCAACGATCACCCCTCCTTTCTGCCGCTGAAGCTGGCGGGATATGTCATAGGCCCGTAGCCGTAGGTCGAAGTCACCGGAACGCCAGCCAGCCATTTCGCCGCGCCGTGCTCCAGTCTCAAGCAGCAATACAACTTCGGGCATCTTATTCAAAAACCACCGTTCTGCCGTCAGTATCTCCGCATCGGAGTAGACGGGTTTGCGTTTTACACGCTTCTTGCTTTTCAGTTTCTTAAATTTCGCCGGATTTTTATCGCACAAGTCGTTGTATATCGCAGTCTCAAAAATCGCGTTAAGACACATGCTGACTTTGCTGCACATACTCGGAGAAAGCACACCAGATATGCGGTCGTAAAATGCACCAACGCGCTCTGACGTGACGGCGAAAAGCGGGAGATCCCCGAACTCCGGCAGGATGTACTTATATACGGGGTCTTCATACGTAGTGTAATATGCTTTCGTGCTGACAGCGGGCTTCTTATAATCCAGCAGCCAGCGGCGCGCCCAACCGCGCACCAAAAATTCATCATCGCAGATTTTGCGTTCCGCATCTATTCCATGTTCTGTGAGATATGTGTGGTATTGCTGCTTTGCCTCCGCGACCGTCCGGCCACGAAAAGGGCGGGTGACTGCTTCGCCATCCGCCCTACGTCCAATGATGCCATCGTATTTTTTTAAATTTTTCTTGCCTTTCTTGCTTGCCATTTTACAGCCCTCCCAATAGCTTTTACTGCTATTGTACAGGCTGTTTGCTTCCGATGCTAATTGGGGATGTGCGGCGAAACGGGGAGAAACAGCTCATACACAGCTCTTGACTGAGATGGCAGAGCACTATCACGGCTTTAGAAACAACGATGGGCAACAGGTCCGGGCTTGGGTGATTGATGAATCCTCGAATGATTCGCTGGCGAACGGTTCAGGCTCCAAAGCCAGCGTAACATGGCAAACGATGAATGCCGGGAACAGCACTCCATTTAATGTCATGCAGCCGAGCCTATACCTTCACCACATAATTAAGATATAGGGATGGTTGCATAATACCGAGGTTCGTAAATGCTTTTTCTGCATTGGAAGTTGTGGTTGCGATATTGTCTGCATCCGCCCAGCTTTGCCAGTGTCCGAATCCCCATCCGGAATCTATTTTTACAGGGCCAATAATTGTATTCCCCGGCAGGTTATAATCCTGTATCGCAGCTCCTTTTGTTCCTACCTTCACGCCCGGCGAATTAGCATCGGAACCTACCGCCACACGACCGCGCATGTCGGGGAGGTTGAAAGTGGTAGATCCGTCACCGGAACCGTAGGTTGTACCGATAACAGAAAAGAGCTGTGCATAGGTGGTGCGGGAGACCGCTTGCCCTTGGCAAAGCAGCCAGCCATCAGGAGCGACAGCGCCTGCATATGGCACAACCATGCCCGTGGGCATCCACCATTGGGGAGAATGTCCACCCAGTTTGTTTGCGTCTGCGGCTGTCCCCTCGCTCGGCAAAGCCCCCACGCCGGCCGCAGTAATATTGATGGATTTTGCCGCGCTTCCGTCATAGGCGCCCTGGCTGGTTCCGTTCAGGC